CGTAACGTATGCACAAAGCGGCAATACCGTAACAGTAACTAAAGTTGCTCATGGACTTACCACGGGTACAGTTATTGGCATTCATTTTTTGTCTAATTCAGGCGTTTCAGCTACTGATGGCACATATACCATCACTAGAACGGGCGCAGATACTTTTACCTTAACAGACATTAACTCACGCACCATTACAAGTACTGCGGCTGTATATGCTGTTGGTAATTGGATTCTTACTTATGAAGCTACTGCTAACGATACTTTTAGTAACGCCCCAATTATTCCAGGCGAAGGAATACTAGCGCAATTTGGTGTATACGGGGAAATGTCTAATGTGGATTCAGTACAAATTTACTACGGATAAAAAATGTCAGAAACAGTGCAAGCACAAGGTTCTTTTAATCTAGCTGGTAGGAAGATTATGCTTGGTCTTCCTGCTTACGACTTTAAAGTATCTGTAAAACTGGCTATTGCAATGGCTCAGTTTGCTGTAGAAGCACCTAAACACGGGGTTGATATTCAGATTTGCAATATCTCTGGATGCTCCGTTGTTTCTCGTGTTAGAAACCTGATTGCTAAAGACTTCCTAGCCTCAGACTGCACGGATTTGATGTTTATTGATTCAGATATTACCTTTAATCCACAAGACATCTTCCGTCTAATGGCATGGAATATTGACCCTAAAAAGGGTATCGTAGGCGGGGTTCCAGTAGCCCGTAAAAAGGGAAGTGTCTATATATCGACTTTAGAGCAAGATGCCGATGGCGGCATCTATATGAACTCATATGGGCTAGTAAAAGCTAAACGCATCGCTACAGCCTTTATGTTGATTCGTAAAGACGTATTTGAGACCCTCAGAGACAATCATCCTGAGTGGAAATATCACGATGACCGAGTAGTAGATGGGCATCCAGACAAGTTCTGCTATTCATTCTTTGACTTTAAATCCACCCCAGAAGGCTATGTAGGCGAGGATTATCTTTTCTGTGACCGTGCTACGGCTCATGGTTACGAGGTATGGATTGACCCCACCATTAAGCTAGGGCATTTAGGAATGGAAGAGTTTGCAGGTTCGTTTGGGGAAGAGTATCTCTATCCTCTTATTAAACCTATTGACTCCAAAAAGGATGTCGCATAATGGCTAAGACTCCTGCATGGACTCGCAAAGAAGGTAAGAACCCTGAAGGTGGTTTAAACGCTAAAGGTCGTGCTTCTTACAACGCAGCCAATCCTGGCAAACCTGGCTTAAAGCGTCCTCAACCAGAAGGTGGCTCAAGACGGGATTCTTTCTGTGCTCGCATGAAGGGCATGAAGAAGAAACTAACAAGTGCTAAAACTGCTAATGACCCTAATTCACGCATTAACAAGTCTTTGCGGGCTTGGAATTGCAAAGAAGGCGGAGTAGTTAGGGGTGGCGGATGTGAGATTCGTGGCAAGACCAAAGGGAAAATGGTATGAGCCAAGAAATGCTATATCTATGGAATGCAGTTCTAACATTGGCAGGAGTCCTTGTTGGTCTTTGGGCAAGAGAGAAATCCTCTGAACTGGCACGTCTTAACATCCTATTAAATAAAACCCGTGAGGAGGTAGCTCGTGATAACGTTACTCAAGCAGAAATTGACAAAATTATGGCTCATATTGACCAACGCTTTAACAAACTTGAAGTCAAAATTGACCAGCTTATTCAGGGGAAAATAAATGCCTAGCGTAAGCAAAAAGCAACACAATTTCATGGCGGCTGTGGCTAGTAACCCAAAGTTTGCCAAAAAAGTAGGAGTGCCTCGCTCTGTCGGTGAGGAATTTTTAACTGCCGACAAAGGCAAAAAATTTAAACAAGGTGGAGAAATGAAAAATGATATGAAAAAAATGGCAAACGGTGGCATGCCTATGAATCCAAAAGCAGCAGCAATGATGAAAAAACGTGCAATGATGGGTGCAAGACCTGACCAGATGCAAAATCGCCCAACTATGGGTCGTCCAATTTCTCCCACTGCCGCTCCTGCTCCTACCATGCCTATGAAAAAGGGCGGTCGTATAGCTTCTAAAGGTGAACACCCAGTTCAAAAACAATCTAAGCGTGGTGCTGAGATGGTCAAAATGGCTGGCGGTGGTTATGTTAAATCTGCTGATGGTATTGCCAAAAAAGGCAAAACCAAAGCCACAATGGTCAAGATGGCTGGTGGCGGCATGGGCAAAAAATATTGCTAGGAGATTAATGATGAAATCATACTCAGAGGAGATGGAGTCTCCAGAGGTTAAGAAAAAAGTTGCTGATGCAAAACTTAAAGCACTTTTAAAAGCCAATCCAGTTAGCCAAACAGAACTTTCTGAGGTAAGTGAAAGTGATGCTGCAAAAGGTTTGCGTAATTACGGTCGCATGTATAAACAAGGTTTAGGCATGAAACCTGATACCAATTACGAATACAGCAAAGGCGGCAAAGTTGGTTCTGCGTCTAAGCGGGCTGATGGTATCGCTAAACGTGGCAAGACCCGTGGAAAAATTGTATGAGACCTAGCCGTGGCATGGGAGCGATTATGCCTTCTAAAATGGGCAAAGGCGTTAAGAAAGCCCGTAGGGATGACACTGATTTTACGCAGTATAAAGAGGGCGGCACGGTTAACAAAGCTGGTAACTATACGAAACCTAGTATGCGCAAGGCTTTATTTAACAAAATTAAAGCGTCTGCCACGCATGGTACGGGTGCGGGTCAATGGTCTGCTAGGAAAGCACAACTCCTAGCTAAAAAATATAAGGCGGCTGGCGGTGGCTATAAATGAGTGGATTGGCAAAATCTCAGCGTTCTTTAAAGGCTTGGGGAGACCAAAAATGGACAACCAAGTCAGGGAAGAAGTCGTCCGAGACGGGCGAGCGATACCTGCCAAAAAAAGCAATAGAAGCCCTAAGCCCACAGGAGTACGCAGCAACAACACGAGCAAAACGGCAAGGAAAAGCACAGGGAAAGCAGTTCGTACCCCAGCCGTCAAAAGTAAAAGCAAAAGTAAAACCTTACAGAAAGGTTAAGTAGATGGCATACACTACAGGCACAACCCTGTTTAATCTTGATTTCAATGAGATTGCAGAGGAAGCCTTTGAACGCTGTGGTATGGAAATGCGTACTGGTTATCAGCTACGCACGGCTAGGCGTTCTATGAATTTGCTCACCATTGAGTGGGCAAATCGGGGTATTAATATGTGGACAATTGAGCAAGGGCAAATACCTCTTGTAACAGGTCAGTCTTTGTATCCACTACCCGTAGATACTATTGATTTATTAGATACCGTTATTCGGCAAAATCAAGCAGCTACCAACCAAATTGACATTAGCATCACCCGCATTTCGGAGACGATGTATATACAAATTCCGAATAAAACAACGCAAGGTCGCCCTATTCAGTTATGGGTTAACCGTCAATCTGGTTTAGAGAACCTAAGTTCAGCTACCCTTGCGGCTACTATTAATGCTACGGCTACTACCATTACCGTTTCTTCTACCGCTAACTTGCCTTCGCAAGGTTTTATTCGTATTGATAATGAAGTTATCTCGTATGCCAGCGTAGCGGATAATCAATTGCAATTGTGTAATCGTGGTCAAAACGGAACGACTGCTGCTTCGCATAATAGTGGTGCCGCTATTTATATTCAAAACTTACCTTCGGTAAACGTTTGGCCCACGCCCGATGCTGGTGGAGGGTATACATTAATTTATTATCGTCTTCGCAGGATTCAGGACACAGAAACTGGCACCAGAATTGAAGACATTCCATTTAGATTGTTACCAGCATTAATTGCTGGTCTTGCATATCACCTATCCGTCAAAAACCCAGAAGCCATGGATAGGGTTGCATTGTTAAAGCAAATATACGAAGAACAATGGAATCTTGCCTCTACGGAAGACCGAGAAAAGGCTTCATTACGTCTTGTTCCTCGTCAAATGTTTTGGTGATATATGGCAACTCAATACGCTTCTGGCAAATATTCAATTGCGGAATGTGACCGATGCGGGCAAAGATATAAACTTAAGGAACTTAAAAAAGAGATTATTAAAACCCGTCTCTTTAATATTAAAGTTTGTCCAACGTGTTGGGACCCAGACCAGCCACAGTTATCGTTGGGCATGTATCCAGTTTATGACCCACAGGCTGTTTTAGAGCCTCGCCCAGACGTTAGTTATAGAGTGTCAGGTCTTAGCGGACTACAGGTTAACCCTAGCGATAGTACAAGTGTTAATGCAAGTGGTTTTCCTGAAGAGGGTAGTCGAGTATTTCAGTGGGGCTGGAATCCCGTTGGAGGTTCAAGTGGAGTTGATGCGGGGCTTACCCCAAACAACTTAGTCTTGAATATTCAACTGGGAAGCGTAACAATATCAACTTAAGGAGTAATTTATGAAACACGAAGACATTAAAAAAGACATGCCAATGATGGAAAAGGTTGCTAAAAAAGCCGTCAAAGGTCACGAAAAGCGTATGCACAGCATGAAAAAAGGCGGTGTAACGACCATGGACATGAAGAAAATGGGTCGTAATTTAGCCCGTGTTGCTAACCAAGGAATGAAAAAAACCGCTGGAAGGGGTCGATAATGCCTAAATTCTCTAAAAAAGTAATGGGTAAAGAAGTGGGAGACGCTCAAGTCTATGCCCCTCCCCATACGATGAAGGGCAAGACAATCTCTGCTAAAGGATTGACCTCCAAGGGTATGACTGGTGCTGAAGATATGGCTACTATGAATATTTCTGTTGGCGGCATTAGCAAAACCCACGGCAAAGGCGTTGATAAATACGGCAAGATTGAAATGCGTGGTGCTGGAGCGGCGACTAAAGGCAGAATGTCTAGCGGGAAAATGGGATGAATTACACAGAACTTGTTACTTCAATAAATGACT